GATACCACCTACAGCACCCTCAATCAGAGCACTCAATGCATTCTGCCCACTCATGTCAGCCTCAGATAATGTCTTCCCTTGTTCTATAATCTGCTGCATCTGAGCCATTTGTGCTGCTTGTCTTTCTGCTTCCGCCCTTTCTCTTCTAATTTGTTCACGAACCCTAGGATCAGTGAGCATCCTCTGTGGTATCTGAATAGCAGATAAATATCCTTCACCTATAGCATCAGGATTCAATATATCTCTGGCTTCAGGGTATAAACTGGATAGCTGTGCAATGAATGCTGATCCCTGCTCTATCTTGGCTGATTCTATCATCTGTTGAGCTTGGGCAAGTATCGATACATATTCAATAGTTATCTCTTGGTCTACAATGTCTGGCGGCGGTGGTGGCAACAAACCACCTCTAAGCATAATACCAAATATCCTATTAATTGCATCATCTAAGTATTCATCTGCTCGTTCAAGAGCTGGTGATAACATCAAGAGCTTTTCCTGCTGTATCTCCACAACTTCACGAGCTGTTTTTTCTGCGCTTCCTGTAGACCTGGCCATCAATGCAAGAAACAAATCTTTGTAATATGCTTGGTCTATCAGTTGTCTCAATTCGGTTAAACTTAATTGTATACCATTAAGGTCAGGGGCAACCTCATACAGGGGCTTAATTCCTCCGCCAGGCTGCATAGTTGAGTAAAACGACAGTCCACCTGGTGCTGCATTTACTACCTTGTCCATATCAACAACGGGGGCTTGAAGCGGTGGGTTAACTGATTTTTCTATACCTACTCCTCTGTCTCTCAGCGTAGCATGAAGTTCTTTACAGTCAGGCAAAACCACCCACCCTGGCCCGAAACCATAATCATCTCTACCAGCTATCTCCCACCTGAATGTGGCGAACGGTTTCTCCTCATAGCCCTTGACCTCAAGCACTCCTTCATCGTCTTCCGAGACTTCAGCTTCAAAATATACAGACCTATATGGCATATTTCTATTACTTCTACCGTCACGAATACGATCGTCGTTTGGCTCTATGGCATGAATAATGTGGTGCCATTGTTCAGTGTTGTTGCGGTCGTACTCATTTCTAACTTGTCGTGATACATTCTCTTTGCCAAAAGTATTTACTAACTCCCACGTACGCATATAGAAAGACCTATATAATGTATTGTTTCTCAACGTATAATCAGAAGCCAGCGCATATTCGCCAATCATTAATGTATGTGCTCGTATGACGTCCTCAAAGTCCTCAAGGAATACAGTAACACCTGTGCCATACGTTGGGGCCTGACTCCATACACCATATGTGCCTTCGTAAAAATTGCTCTGCCCCATTACAAAAGTCATACGATAAGTAACTTCATCCAACCATCGACGTATTGCAGGGAATCTAGCCATCTCAGGATCAGGCAGACTGGCACGCCACCACTGCCTTGATTTAGATGTCATCCCACTTTGAAGTCCTGACGCAGTGACACGTGCTGCAAGCGTAGGCCACGATGTAACCATGTCCTCGTCGCCACGCCTTGGTCGTGTTTCAAACCCTGGGAACAAAGCACGGCCATACTGCGGGAGGACATACCTGCACAAGTCCTTCCATATAGGCTCCCAATGCGACCTATTGTAGAGCAGTTCTTTATGCCGTTTTTTATACTTTTGTATATCGGTCACACCAGGTAGTTCCATAAGTTACGCCCCCATAGTCTTACGTAATACTGTTTGTGGTTGTTGTGGTTGCTGAGTGGCCGCCCCTCCACCTGGTACACCAGTCCTGCTTCCTCTTGTAAGCCACGTAGACTCAAATCCTCTCCTTGCTGCTGCCCGTCTACGCTCAAGGTCTCTGCCAACCTCTTTACGCTCACTCTCCTGCTCCATAATAGGAGGTGGAGGTGGCTCCATTATGGGTGGTGCACTAAATAATCCACACATATTTTATACCTCCATTCAATTATTTACTAGCACGGCATGCGGCCCTCCACCAATGGACCGAGACCTGCCGCCTGATACAAAAAATCTATCACCATTAACACCTAACCTTTTTACTACTGGATAAGCAAAAGTTAACGCCAATGCATCAGCTCTGTCAGGGCTGGGCAACTTACGTACCTTCTTTATAGCCTGCTTTGACTCAAGCTTCATCTTACCAGATTGCCTGTGGTAATCATAATACGGCGTAACTAAATCATCACGCAGTTTTCTATCGTCAGGTATAGCCCCACCACTCTTCAACCATTCTTTCATCTCATACCACATCTCCATGCGCTTGTTAGCAAGCTCCGGACGACTCGATGCTGCTGAGCTATTAACACCAACGACCTTATCACTCATACCCATGCGCCTCAATTGATCTACCACACCTGCCCCTACGCCTGTAACATCTACAAATATTTTATCAGCATTCCTTTCGATGGCAAATCTATATATTTTGTCAGCGTATTCAAGAGTATCTATATCAGTGCCTTCCCATAGTTTCTCTGAGTATAAACCTTGTCGCAAAAATAAACAACTACTATCGTCACCAAAGTAACTCACGTCAGCCCCAAGTATCACAGGAGCAAAGTTATACTCACTATCATGCAAGAACCTATGTATTGCTGCCTCGACCAACTCAAGTGGTATGAACTGCTGTACCGAGGCGCTCGGGAACTCACCAAGCACTCTGACACGATACTGATCACTATCCTCACCGTACTCCTGCTTCATAAGTTCTACGTATTCCTTAGTAACTAGCGGTGAATCGATACAAGAAAAAGTAAAAGTTGTCCACAACCTGCGGTTGCTGTGGAAGGCTTCGTAGAAATATCCAGTTACCATAGTTGGGTTACCCGTCATAACGACTCTAGCGTTGCTTGTAGTAAGTGTACCCCTCATAACCTCAAATATCTCGTCAGGTACTTCAGCTGCCTCATCTATGAGAAACATGAGGTTCTTAGCGTGGAATCCTTGTAGTGCACCAGGCTGGTCACGGCGTGCCGTACGAGCCACGGCGTACTGTTTCTTACCACATCCTTCTATGGTAACTCTATCTCTAGTGATTATTGTGGCGTCAGCCATATCCTTGGGCATCTTCATGCGCCACGAGTCTACCTCTGCCCACAACACGTCATTCAACTGGTGGCTCGATGGAGCTGTGCATGGTATTTCAACGTCTAACCTTGTCCAGAGGAACCATAGTAAAGCCCAAGCTAAGCAACTCGTCTTACCTACACCATGTCCGCTCTTTACAGCAACATGCGCATTATCTTTAGCTATTGCTTTAAGCAGTTGTTCTTGCTGGGCTGTTGGCGTGGCGCCAAATATCTCACGTACAAAAAGTACTGGATCTTTACGATAGGATGCAAATTTACTGATCAATCGCTCGTTGATCTGCATACTTAGCCCTCTTCTTCGAGTTGCTTCTCAAGAGCACTTAACAAACTAGCAGGGCTGAAGTTAACGTTGACCTGATCCACGAAATCACCGCTAGCTTTGGCGAGCAACTCGCTAGCACGAATTTTGTCCTTTGGGCTGGTTTCTGGGTCGTTCATTATGCGTGCCCAAAACCTTTTTCTTGCTGTCTGCGACTTAACTACCACATCTGCTTCGGGGTCTGCGCTTTTTTCGATGGCTAAATAAAAATCGTCTCTAGAGAGAAGCTCCTGCGCTTTTTTTGCGGGGTTGTCGTACCCTACCATACGACAGGCTTTAACCACATCGTTGATGCCTGCGGCTACAAGGTTGATGACCGCACGTTCTTTTTCGGTGAACAATTGTTTGGATTGGACTTTCTTCATTGGGTACACCTCCCCTCTGATTTTAGATTAAAGCATTGTTGAATTTTTGTCAAGGTGAATATTTGATATGTATGGCGGCAATAAAATTACCCCACCACATTTGGTGTGGTGGGGCGCAGAAGGTGTTGCATCTATCAACCAACCCGAAAGGAGGAGATTGGTGTAATTGTATTATGCCATATGGTAGATGGATTGTCAATAGGTCGAATGGCCTGGGGAGTTGAAAATTGACCGTAGGGTGGAGGTGGGGTACCTCCGCCGCACGCCAACCTCAATTCCCCCCCTCCCCC